GGGGACGATCTTTGCAGTTCAGAGGCTATCTCACGATTTGCGCAAGATTACTATGCCCCTGGGATTTAGGACTGCCATGCCGACTAATTCATCCATAACCCAACCCTTGTGGAATTGCTCCACGAGATTGTTCTCCTCGACATCGAGGGAGTACATGACCGGGAATACCCCGAGGAAGCTCGGGTCCGGGGTCAGGTACGTGGTGCCGGGCGGGATGATGATCGACTTGCCGATCTGGAACTCACCGAACTGGACGATGCGCTCGCCAGCCACGACCGAGTCCTTGAAGGCCCAGCCGGTGGTGTTGATGTCCCAGCGGTAGAAGTCGCGGTACTCCTGCGGGTTGCACAGAAGGCGCGAGCTGTCGAGCATGCGCTGGTCGGTGAAGGTGACCGCCGTGTAGAGGTCATCCGGCGACAGGTAGGTACCCGCCACCTGGATTTCGTTCGGCAGCGAGCCGGAGCCCGGGGCTGCCGTCGGGTCCACCGTGCGGTACTGCGCGGCGGTGACCTCCAGAAGGGTGACCAGGCGGGCGTCTTCCTGACGCATGATCGCCTGCTTGGTCATGTCCTGCGTGTACTCCACGATGTTGCTGCGGAGGTAGTACAGGTCTTCCTTCTTGATCTTCGGGAAGGAGGCGATGCGGAACAGCAGGATTTCGATGCGCTTGCCCTCGAAGGGGGTGATCTTGACTTCACCCTCGTCACCGTGGAGCAGGTAGGCCTGTCCCAGGTCGTCGAGAATGTCGTACTGGATCGGCACACCCGGGGTGAGGGTGTCCTCCAGGAGGACGTTACGCAGGATGCCCTGGTAACGCAGCTGCAGCTGGATCGGGCCGATCATCGACTGGCCCAGGCGGACCATCCCGTTGGCCTTGTCCTGCAAGATGGAGGCCAGCTTGATCTGCTTGTCCCGGGTGGACATCTTGCGTCCGCCGGTCCGTTGCATGACACGCTGCATGTCGTTGACGTATTCGTCCGACTTCTTCGAGAACCGACCGAAGCCGGAGCCCGTTGCAACCATGGTGCTCATGTGGTCCTCCTTCCTTAGCTCGCGCCCGCAGTGACGGCCGAGGTCAGGTTGAACGGGTTGAGACGGATGAGGATGACCTCAGCGCTCTCCACGTCCACCAGTTCGGCGACGGCGTTGTAGTTGGATGCACCGACCGGGGTCAGCTGCCCGGTGGCGTTGGCGGTGAGCAGAGTGCGGCCGCCGTCGGTGGGGTTGACGCCCGACCAGTTCGCCGTGGGGTCGAAGGCGGGGGCAACGATCTCGAAGACCGCGTCCGGGCCGCCGTTCCATACGGTGAACAGGTTGGAGCCGGTGGCGGTGACCTCGTCGATACCAGCGACCGGGGCGACCCACAGGGCCGACAGACCGAACGGCTTGGCGTTCGTGGAGGGCAGGACCGGGACGCCTGCGTTGGTGGTGAACGGTGTGAACACCTCAGCGGTGAGGCGGCACATGACCGTTCCGGGCCAGATGTCGAAGGAGCGGTTCCAGTTCGGGTCGAGGAAGCCGCCGTAGGGGGTGGCCTGGTGCTGCGCATAGATCGGACGGATCGTCCGCTTCTGCGCCGGGTTCGCTACAGTGGGGCGAAACACGAGGTCAACTCCTTTCTTTGGTTTGCTGTTTGGTGACTCAGAAGAACATCAGCGAGTCGTTGGCGGGGTCGTGCGCAGCGGTACGATTGCTGGCAGCGGTACGACGGCTGGCCAGTCCGACCGGTACAGCCCCGCGAGAAGAAACAGCGGTGGCGACCTTCTGCTTGCTTGCCGTCCGGGATGCACCGATCTGGTTGTCCTTGATCTGTGCCTCCAGGAGGCGGGTGCGGTCGCGCACGATCTGCGACCGCATCGTTTCGAAGCGCGCCGTCAGCTGGAACCGATCCTGAGGGGAATACGTGTTCGGCTGAGCGGCGATCATCAGTTCAGCGAGGCGCATGGCCTCGTTGGTGGTGGCCAGCTTGACGCCAGCCTCCTTGCCCTTGTCCGGGGCCCAGGTGCCCGCGTTACCGTCCACCACATCCAGGACGGGGTCGGCGAGCTGATCACCGGCGTTGTGGGCAAAGTCGCCAAGATCGAACTGGCTGGCCTGTGCCTCGGCATCGGTGACGTTCTTGACGGGAGCCTCGACGTCGATGCGGCCGTCCGGTGCTGCGGTTTCCAGCGACTGGTCGGCGGAACGACGCATGGTGCTTCCCTCCAACTTGCGGGCCTCGCGGAGCACGTAATCCATCACCGGGAACAGCCCCTGCAGGGCCGCCGACGGGTTGGCGTGACGGTTGGCATACGAAACGGCTGCCCGACGGATGAAGTTGGCATTGCCGTGCTGCCGGGCGGTGCGCCCGGTGACCTCGTGGAGCCACTTGTCGAAGGCCTGGAAGGCCCGGACGCTGCTGTCGTGGCGTGCGGCGTCCTTGGGCTGGGTCTCGACCTTGTCGAGCGCCAGCGACTCGAAGTCATCGCCCTTGAGGTCGGAGGCGCCGGTGTCCGGCAGACTCGGGTCGACCTTCTCCGGGGCATCCAGGGCCTCGGCGATGCGACGGGCGGCGGTCTTGTTGGGGACCGGCACCTTGGCTGCGGTGTAGAAGGTGCGCCAGTTGAAGCGCGGGTTGTCCGCCTTCATCGCCAGCGCCATCTTGAAGGCCATCGCGTGGCGGGCCTCCGGGGGCAGCGAGGAGACGACCTCAGCGAGCTTCTCGTAGTGACGCGGATCGAAGTCGCCGCCGATCAGGGCCTGGCGGCGACGGGCCACCAGATTGCCCTTACTGTTGGAGATATTCGACTCGTCATCACCCGGGGCACACACAGCTTCGGAGCCGGGCACCTGCGAGATGAAAACGTCCTCCTGCTCGCCCTGACTGTCGTCGACGCCGTAGGGGCCACCATCGGTGTGGCCGTTGTCGTCGGCGAAGTGCTGGCGTGGTCCCCGTGACCGGGAGGCCAAGGTGGTCCGCATGGCACCCCTTCCTGTGTGTCCTCGTCCATTGGCGCGGCGGGCAGCCCGATTCACAGGGCCTCCATCACCGCCGTCGTGCTGAAGCCACGGCGGGAGATCATCGCCGCCACCGGCCGGGTCGTTGCCGTACTCGCCGCTGTCGGGACCGGCGTCGTCGGAGCTGTCGTACTCGTCGGCGTCGTCGTGCCAGTCGCCACCGTCTTCGGTGCCGTCGGACTCCCCGTACTCGCCATAGCCACCGCTGTCAGGACCGTCTGGGCCGCCGTTGTCGCCCTGGGCTTGCTGCTCGTAGGTGTCCAGGTCCTGCATGGCCTCGTCGACGAGTGCATCCGGGTCGTTAGGGTCGGCGCCGCCCTGATCGTCGTAACCTTGGTCTTCGTCACCGGAGTCGTCGTAGCCCATGTCGTCGCCACCCTGCTGGTCGTGGCCATAGGGGTCCTCGTCCTGCGGGGCGCCGT